ACATCTTTTGGACCATATCCTCACCAGGCAGTCATAATGGATGGAGTGTTTCTTGCTATTTCACGTAAAGCATTTAAAAAAATTAGGTTTGATGAATCTTGCCCGAGTGGCTGGCATTTCTATGATCTCGCTTACACACTTGATGCATCACTGGCAGGATTTAAATGTGGTGTAGTAGATGCTTACATTACACACGCTTCACCAGGTCTTCGCGAATTTACAAAAGACTGGACTGATGCACAAGAATGGTTTCTTAATAAATATAAGAAATATATAGGTAAGACTCTGCAAGTATAGTTGATTTTCTTGCATAGCATTTATTATAAATAGGATGGGTAAGCTGGATCTCGACTACTTTGAAAGTATATTAGTTTATAACGCGCTAACTGATAGTAGTTATTTATCAACTATTGCCGATGTTGTACAACCTGAGTTTTTTAAGAGCAAGGATATTGCTAGTGTTTTTACTATCATTAAAGAATTTAATGAGAGACGTAATCAACTACCAACTACAACAGAAATTAAGCAGTATCTTGTAACTGATGAACAAAAAAGCTCGTTCAAACGATTAGTAACATCGTTTTCAGAAATAGATAAAAATCTTAACAAAGATGAGTTGATTGAAAATACAGAGCAGTTCTTAAAAGAGAAGGCTGTCTTTCACACAATGCTCAAAGCCGCAGAAGATATTTCAGCAGGTAATGTTGATACATCAGTCATATTAGATAAGTTTGAAAAGAGTTGTAGTATTAGCCTGGTAACTGATTTAGGTCTAGGAGTTAAATCTAACATTGATGACATTATTGCAGATCTAAATACTGTGGAGGATAAAATTCCATCGACGTGGGAATGGCTAGATGATTCACTTGATGGAGGGTTCTTGCAAGCTGGTAAATCTTTATATGTATTTGCAGGTGAGACAAATATTGGTAAGTCTATATTTTTAGGTAATGTAGCATCCAATATTGCCAAGCAAGGAAAAAATGTATTGTTGATAACATTAGAAATGTCAGAGCTACTATATGCAAGACGTATTTGCACTAACATCTCTAAGATACCTATGAAGGAAATGGCGGTAAATGGCTCATCGCTACGAGCTGCTATTACTGAATCACCTGGTAATATCTATATTAAGGAGTTTCCACCCTCAACAATTACACCAAATACTATTAAGGCATTTACGAGTAAGTTTAAGGATAAAGGCATCAAGCTTGATGCTATTGTAATTGACTATCTTAATCTTATTCACAGCCCTATTGGTAATAATTCATATGAGAGAATTAAAAATGTTACTGAACAAGTAAGAGCTCTTAGTTACGTATTTAATTGCCCTATTATTAGCGCTACGCAGCTGAATCGGTGCTTAGATATCAATACACTTGTTGATCATTATGATGGTACTAAGAGGGTGATAGGTAATGTTCAAGTAGGCGATAAGATTCGAGGTGAGGACGGTTTTGTTGAGGTTAAACATGTTTACCCAAAAGAGGTTCAAAAATGCTATAAGATCAAAACGAAAAGTGGTAAGGAAATTGTTTGCAGTGCAAAACATCTATTCCCTACAAAAGATGGTAGGTTTAAATCTCTTGAAAATGGCTTAGGTGTTGGTGATATGTTATTTGTACGAGAGTAGCTACCTATTTGTATGCTACACAAATAAATACCTATATGAGAGTAGATGAAACAAAGCTATTTAAAAAATATTGCAATAAGAGACTATCGAAAAAACAACTCGATATGGTTGCAACAATAAAGAAAGAGTATGGTTTAAAATCGCATCAAGTGAAGATTATTGCAAACTTTTGTATGTACAATGTGAGAGGTAATTGGGTGGAGAGGTATAAGAGGTATATTGATTATGTGAAAGAACACGGTAATAAGCAAACAAGAGAATCATACATGTTAAGGTTTGGTGAAAATAAAGGTGCAAAAAAGTATAATGATTATTGCTTAAGTAAAGTTAGTTCACCTGAAAACTTTATAAAGAGGTACGGTGAGTTAGAGGGACGTGAAAGGTGGAAGTTATTTTGTAAGAGAAATAAAGGTAATAAGACAAGGAACAGGTTTGTTGAGAAATATGGCGAGGTAGAGGGTGTGAAAAAGTTTGAGCAATTGAGGTGTAGAGAAAAAGAAAAAGGAACTTTAAAGTACAAAATTAAACTACACGGTATTAGCAAGGGAGAATTAATCTATAAAGAGCACCAAAAAGCATTGCACCGTGGCGCATCTATACAGGGATTTATAGATAAATATGGTGAAGTAATGGGGAGAGTTAAGATGAGAGAATCAAAGGATAATACATCCTTGTATTCATTTCAAAAGAGGTATGGCTATGAAGAAGGTAGGAGGAAATACAACGAGTATATTGTTAAAAAGAAATATGACAATACACTGCAAGGCTTTATTAGTAGGTATGGAGATAAAGGCAAAGGGCGATATACTAAATGGCTTGAGACTTCTTGTTTAGGGAGTTGTAAAGATGGAGTCTCGCCTATATCGCAAGAATTGTTTGAACAAGTTGATGAAAGTGATAACTCATTTTACGCGAAAAAAAATAAAGAGTTTGTTGTCAATCATGGTACAGGATCATATTTTTATGACTATGTTGATATTGAGACGCGGAAGGTGATAGAGTTTAACGGGGATATATATCACGGTAACCCAACTATTTTTTGTGAGGATGATACCCCTAATCCTTATAATAAGAGCCTAACTTGCAAGGATATGTGGAAAAAGGATAAATTAAAGATTGATTTTATTAAAAATAAAGGATATAATGTATTAGTAGTTTGGGAGAAAGATTATAAGGCAAATAAAAATCAAACTATACGACTATGTAGGGATTTTTTATATGATTGATGAAATTGTGAGTATTGAAGAGGTAGGTGAGATTGAGACTATTGATATTAACGTTTCTAAAAATAATCTATTCTATGCAAATGATATTCTAACACATAATAGTGGCTATGACCACGATAATCCGGATCTAGCTACAATTTCAGAATCGATAGGACTTGCTGCAACAGCTGATGTCATAATGAGTATCTATCAAAATACAGAGGATAGAGATCTTGGTATCATTAGATTAGGTATGATGAAGAATAGGTATGGACCGAGAGGTATGACTCAACCTATGAGAATAGACTACTCTACTTTAACTATCGAGCAAGCTGATGATATTGATTTAGAGGAGGATGATTCAATGCTGAATACATTAGCTGGCCTTTCAAGAAGTGGATAATAAATAGGTATGTGCATGTTATTATCTTTACAGATACAGATCTCGACGGTGCAGGTTCTGCGCTATTATTAAATAGACTGTATGATGGTCATGATGTAATTACTGTTGAAACTACTGAAGCGACAGTAATTAATGAATTTAAAAGTCGCGAAAATACTCTAGATCATTTTGATAAAATATTTGTTTGCGATCTATGTTTAAATGAAGAGCAAGCAGAAGTAATTAATAGAGATAATGTTATAGTTATTGATCATCATGAACTACACGTACCATTTGTTTCAAAATATACGAAAGCTAAATCTATAGTAACAGAATACAGCTCGTGTACGAAACTAATTGCAGATAAATTTAGAGATAAACTAAATTTAGATAGACAATTAGAGGAATTAATTCAATTAATTGATCAGTATGATTCTTGGTCGTTTAATTTTCCAGGTGAGTTAGAGCCGGCAAGGTTAAACGCTGTTTACTATACATACAATAAACCTAAGTGTGAAAAATTTATTACTTCATTTAAAGATGGGTTGCGAGAATACAATGTGTATGAAAAAAATTCAATTAAATTATTTTTCAAAAAATACGCTGAGCAGTTGAGCAATCCAAAGTTTGAAGGTACAATAAAGGGTTATAAAGTGATATCAACATTTGTCAACTCCCATATTAACGAGGTTGGGCACTATCTAATTAATAAATATAATGCTGATATTGCAATAATGGTAAATGTGGATCGGCAGTTGGTATCGTTTCGAAAGAGTGTAGGATGTAAAGCAGATTTGTCCGTACTTGCTGTTAATTTATGTGAAGGTGGCGGCTCGCATAAATTAGCTGGGGGCAAGCTAACAGATAAATTTATGAACTTAACTAAAACGTTTCAACCTTTGCAATGAGACAACCAACCGTACCATCACCAGCAGGAGATATTACAAAACGAGAGCTTGAACATTTATTACTCTGTTTTTGCACGTTTTGCTGTTTGTTGAAAGGCAAAAAAATGTCACTTCAAAACATATTTGTACTTGTATTAAAGGAAGAAAAAATAAGAAAGTTACTTAAGACATTATTAACAGTTGATAATGATCTAGAAATGGTTACTATGTTTATAGAGTTCGAGCCGCAAATTGCTGAATCGAAGTATATTACTAAGTATCTGAATCAAAACAAAAATATATTTCAATATGATTACTGATAGAGAGAAGAGTATATATAATAGTTATTTATATGCTTCTCGATCATCAAAAAATAAACCAACACGCTTTCGAAAAGATTTTTCAAAACTAAAAGATGAAGACTTTGTTGCTTTAAAGAAGCTTTCCAACTTCTTTAAGATATATAACCATATTAATTATAGAGATTGGTTTATCGCGCCGTATGAGGTGTACTCTAAGGATGAATATTTTGACCTCAAATTTTTCAACTCTCGTAAGGCTCTAAAATGTTATTCACGATACATGAAAGAGCGTGAAATATCTAACCCTGATAGTCAAGAAGTAATAGAATCAGTAAAGGAAGGGCTTAAATTTATTGCAAAATACTGTATTAAGAACTCTCTTAATATAGATGAGTACATAAAACATTATACTAATAATATGCCCACTTGTCTCTTGCATTTACAAGAGCATAAATTAAACTTCTATACATTGCATGCACTAGAGGTTGAACAAACAATTAAATCTATTGAAAAAGACGTGCTAGACTTTATAGTAAAAGATTTCCAAACAATTTTCGTTAATACACGAACAAAATTCTATGGTTCATTGAAACTAAAATCGATAGCCAGAGATACAAAACAAAAAGTAAAACAAATAGTTGAAAACAAAAAACAATAAAGTAAAATAATAATAATATGAGTGCGTTTAATATGTCTATGTTCGAAAGCATCAAGGGTGCATTGGCTTCTAGTTCTGAAAATAAGTCCAAGTTCTCTGAGATTATGCAAACCAAACCGGGTAATACCTATACGGTGAGACTTTTACCGGATAGTAAGTCACCTGCAGATACATTCTTCCATTATTACAATATGGGGTGGAATTCGTTTGCTACAGGGCAATATGTTCAAGCTTTAAGTCCGCAAACGTTCGGAGATCGTTGCCCTATCAGTGAAGAGCGTTTCCGATTAGCTCGTACAGGTACAGATGAAGAAAAAGACAAAGCCTCTGCTCTTCGTCGAACAGAAAAATGGCTAGTTAATGTCTATGTTGTTGATGATCCTACAACACCAGAAAATAATGGTAAAGTTAAGATCCTTCGATATGGTAAACAACTTCAAAAGATCATCTCCGAGGCTATTGAAGGTGAAGATGCAGCTGAGTTCGGTGCACGCATCTTTGATCTGAGTGATGAGGGTGTTAACTTTAAGGTTAAATGCGAACAGCAAGGGGATTATCCCACATACGTTTCGTCACGCTTTACTAGTGCAGGTAAATTAAATCTTACAGAAGACCAGCAAAAAGATATCTACGAGCAAACGCATACTCTTAAAGAGACGTTCCCTGTTAAATCAGCTGACGAGTTAACTGAAATGCTCAATGAGCATTTTCACTGCAAGTCAGATGAGTCAGTAGGTACTACTGTGCCTGATGTAGAAACACCTCCGTGGTCTGCACCTGCAGCCGCAGTTCCAGATCAACAACACGATCCTGCACCTGTAGCAGTTGCAGCTACAACTGAAAGCTCTATTGAAGATGATATCGATGAATTACTGAAAGATCTTTAATTATGGAACAATTAACACCAGAAGCTAAAGCGGCTGTAATGCAGTTAATGGGTCAGACATACGGATTAGCAAAAAAGCAAGACGATATGCTTGTTAGCGCGTCAGGAAATCTCAAACCTAAATCTAACGAATTAAAGAGTATGGTTGAAAATCTAGTCCAGACACCTGTAAGTCAGTCTACGCAACCATCAGTACCCGTGCAACCATCAGTACCTGCTACAACTGATCTTCCTGTAACGCCAGCACAAGTAACACCAGAGCAAGCAATATCTGAGCTTAATCAAATTACAAATGTAGATGTCGATAGTCAGCCTCAAGTAACGTACCCTCTTCCGGAGGAACAAATGTTATTTAATTTCGAGCCGGATAAAATTGACTTACTTATTAGCGCTGTAAAAGAAAGTAATTTGCTATTGAAAGATATTAAGTTACAATTAGAGACAAATAATGCACGACCAAAACGTAAATCAGCTAAAGCTAAAATCACCGACTGACTATATAGCTTTTTTAGACTCTTTATCCAAAGTAAGTGAAAGTGCTATTATAACAGTAGATCGCGATAAGATGTTAAGTCTTGTCGCATCTACTGATAATACTCTTATTCTCTGCGCTGAGTATGAGACTCCATCTAGCTTTCACACAACTCTCAATATTCCTGATATTAAGAAGTTGACACGCGTGCTTGATGCCATTGATGATAGTGATATCAATCTTGTAATTAACTCTAACAATATTGAATATAGAGGTAATGGTGTTAAGTTTAAATATCATTTGTTTGATGAAGGATTTTTGACTAAGCCTGGTCTTAATCTCGAAAAGATTAATAACTTTCAATACGATATAAGTTTTAATGTTGATAGAAATATTCTTAATCAAATATTTAAAGGGTCTGTATTTGCATCTGAAACTAATAAAGTGTATTTTTATACAGAGCAAAAGGGTGAAGGTGAAAGTTATAGGTTAATGGCTGAACTTACTGATAAGTCAAGACACAATACAGATAACTTTACTTTATGCATTGGCTTTATTGACCAGGAGCTTACACCGATACCTATTAATTTCGATAATGTACGGCTTTTGAATAATATTAGTGGTGAGTTTACTGTAAGAGTTAATAAAGAATATGGTGTGGTTGTATTTGAACAAGTAGCTCAAGATATTAAGCTCAAATATATTGTTTCATCTTTAACGCAGTAATGTCGAAGAATCATAAAAATAAACTTAAGACGGCTGGTTATTTTATTAAGCGTTTAAAAGACGCAGGATATGTTGTTCTCCGTATATTTGATAAATATAGTGATAATGACCCACGTAAGTGGACAATTTTAGTAGATCCAAGCGGTTCTTCCATATTTATCACATGTTTTGAAGATAGACCGTTTAAGGGAGAATATTTATTTAGTTTAGATGATGGTAATCAGCTCTTTAGAAGAGGTTATGCTATAAAGACAAGTTCTATTGAGGTGATATTACAACTTCTTAGTGATAGAGATATATCACTTGTAGAAGATAATGAATTTGTGACTAAATATAAGAAATATGAGTGATGAAGGTCAAGAGCTGCCGGATAAGAGTTTGGAGGAACTTTTAAATGAAGCTCTAAACCTACATTCCGATCAACTTAAATCATTTAAAAATCAACAGGAGTTGCGAAAAATATTGAGAAGCATTGTATCGGAGTATTTAGATTCTTTTTATATTTTTGGTTACGATATTGATGGTAAGGCAATATTAGTTAGAGGAGCTAAATCTGATCAACAGATTGATGCACTAGATACATTAGCTATTAAGCTGTATATGTCTGGTAGTTTAGGTAATATTTATGGACAAAGTTAAGCAGAGACAAACATATGCTGTACAGGTAGGTGATTACGTTGGTCAAATGTTTATTGTTTGTGAGGTAACAGAGCAAGATATTGGCTGCCTTTCCATACCTGATATGAAAAACATTAAAGTTCCTCTTGATAAGTGGGAATTTGGAAGGAACTCCGATATAATCGAACATGTAGAGGATATCTCACAGGATGTCTTTGAAGTATGTGTAGCGCAATATCAAAAAAATGAAAATCTTAATTATTGATTCCAATAACCTCGTTCATAGAACTTTCTGGACAGCTAAAAATCAAAGTAGGCGTCAAGGTATTGAGGATACTGAGAAAATTGCTCGATTGCATATATATTTTACGCTAAATGCTATCTTTTCATATGTAAATAAGTTTAAACCTACAAAAATTATTTGTGTATGGGATGAAAAACAAGATTATCAACGTAATATACGGAAAGAGCAGTTAGATGGGTATAAAGGCAACCGCTCAAGTGATAGTACACCACATCATCAAAATGATCGCATTAAAAAGATGCTTTCATGTTTAGGAATAAGTTCTATTTTCCCACGAGAGCGTGAAGCTGATGATATTGTAGCGTATATTTGTAAGACTTTTGAGGGTGAGAAGGTAATTGTATCTGTCGATAGAGACTTCCTTCAATTGGTAGATGAGAATACTATTTTGTATGATGCTATTCGTAAACGTGAATTTACCCTAGATACTTTCACAGAAGATACAGGGTATACAAAAACCGAATGGCTCAACGCCAAATGCCTACTAGGTGATAAATCAGATAATGTCCCAGGTATTCCTGGTTTTGGTAAGGCTAAAGTTCGTAAATGGCTTGACGGTAAACTTACCCTTACTGACGAACAAGAAGAGATATTTACAAAAAATATGACCGTATTCGATTTACGGGAAGTAATGCATCATGAGACAGAACGAGAATATTATCAACAACAACTCGATAATGTTGAAATAATTAGATGGGCTGAATTCGTTACATACTGTAAAGAGTATGAGCTTAACAATATTCTTAAAAAGAAAGAGTTATGGCATAGTTTGTTTGTACTACCTGATAAGTTGCTATCCATGTTTGGCTAACGTTTATTACGACGAAGAGCAGATTGACGCATCTTCTCAATAGTTTCAGGAGAATGCTTCCAACCTGTCATTTTCTCTTAGAGTTGATTTTCAACTCATTTAGTTTATATTAATATAATGATAGATCTGCCGGATGAGTATACTATTGCGAAGTTCTATGAATATGGACGTTCGCCGGTATATAATCGTTTCAATAATGTCTATCAATCATCATGCCCTATGTGCATGGAATCTCTGAAGAAGAAGAGGTTTTACTATATACCTAAAACTAAAACTCTGTATTGTCACAACTGTGGTTATAGTGCAAAGCCTATCAAATGGATTAAACAAGTAAGTGGTTGTACTAATCAAGATATTATTAAGGAGGTTAAAAACTACGATGTATCGATTGATATTGGGAAAGACGAGGAAGTAAAGCCAACGATACATGTATCAACGTTACCAATAGATTGTATTAATCTTTCTGATGATCTTCAGTTAGACTTTTATAGTAGTAATAACATTGTTAGAGCCTGTAATTACATTATTGAGACAAGAAGGCTCCGAACTGCATGCAATAGACCTTCCAACTTGTATGTTTCACTCACCGATAGAGTGCATAAAAACAGATTGATAATACCATTTACTAATGAGAATGGAGATATTGAATTTTATCAAACAAGAACAGTATTAGATAAAGATAAAAAAACAAAACCTAAATACCTGGGTAAAGTTGGGTCAGAAAAGACGTTATTTAATATTGATAGAGTGAGACCCGATCACGATAAAATCTATATTTTCGAAGGTCCCATTGATGCTTTCTTTGTACGTAATTCTGTAGCAGTTGCAGGTATTACCGAGAGAGGTAGATCATTCACACAACGACAAGAAGAACAACTCAATACAACGTTAAAATGGTATGATAGAGTGTGGATACTTGACTCACAGTGGGGTGATAAAGCATCTATGGTTAAATCAGAGGCTTTATTAAAGCAAGGAGAAAAAGTATTTATATGGCCTGAAACTCTAGGAAAAAAATACAAAGATTTCAATGATTTAGCTATAGCTGCTAATAAAGATGAAATTAGTTGGAATTTTATTCAAAAAAATACATATGCAGAGTTGAAAGGTATTGTAAGAATGGCAGAAATTAAGCGATTTAATAACGCTTAGACTCCTCTAAACTGCGCGTTATCAGACTGCGCCATATACCCTCTAAATGACTCAATAAGGGATGCTAGTTCCGTCGCGACTCGCGCGATTTTACGTTGCTCAGATTGTCTCATACGGTCGAAAATTGTATCTGCTGGAGCGTTTGCTAAAACGGCTTGTACAGAATTAGGATCTTCTGCATTATTTAGCATTTTAAGGAACTCATC